TACGCGGAAAGAACACGCGGTCAAAGAACCGCATGAAGTGTTCCATGAATATCGGGGAATCATTACGCGCACCAAAGTGCGTATCAGTCACAATGGCAATCTTCACTTCTTCTTGCCTTTCTTCGCGGGCTTTGTCTTGGGCTTGGCGGGCTTCTTAGTCTTTGTCACCTTTGTTGGCTTTGCTGGCTCTTCTGTTTCGCCAGTCTTCTTTTCAAAGTTCTCTATGTCGTTCTCCGTGAGAAAGGTTGGCAGCGTGTCAAAGTTCTCTCCCACCTTCAAAAAGTTCTCGCGGAACCACTTCTTCATGGACGAGTCAACATCAGCCATCTCAATCTTCTTCAGTTTGATGTACGCCTGTTTCTTCTCCTTCTGTATGCGGCGAAGAAAGGCGTAATAGATGATCTGTGTGAAATACGAAAACGGGTTCTTGGACTTTGCGGGATCAAAGTTGTATGCGTACAGCAGACAGTTCTCTATGCCATCGGATATCATCTCGTCACGATACGGGTAGTTGATGAAGTTGGGCTTGCGAGACAGATTCTCCGCAATCTTCATAAAGCACTCGCCAATGTAGTTCGTCACGGGAGGATGTGGTTCTCCTGCCTTGTCCGCAGCACGGACAAGAGTTTTCCATGCCTGCATCTCTTCGAAAAAATGCTGGTTGTCTATGTAATGATCACTTTTCTTTTTCGACATTCGATCCTCTCATACTGTATTGTCTCACATGATTCGTGTTTGTCAACCTTGTTCTTCAGATTTTGGTGGCTGTGGTGGATCCAAGTAGTCCTTTAAATACGGAGACCAGTCGTCTTGGCTGTTTCCGTATGTTGGCTTTTCCTTTTTTTCCTCAGTCGGTTCCTTCCATTCGTCCTTCGAAATTTTTTCTTTCCGAGAACGCTTGGTCTTCTTTGGTTTTTCTTCTTCTTCTTCATCATCCTCGTCATCATTCATCATGTCTTCCATGAATTCGGTGCTGATGAAATCGGAAACCGAGTCCTTCAAATAGTCAATAAATCCCGACTCGACCCAACTCTGTAATATGTCCTGTGGAATGCTCACCGAAAACATGATAGAACTCTGTGGTCGCGGAAAAGAAGGCATATCGGGAATAAGCGATAGAGGAGACATGTCTGATGCACCAGTGGTTCCGCGAATGGACTGCTCTTCTTCAGCGTACTGTTTAAGCAAGTCTTCAAGTTTTTTGTCGATCTCGTTGTTTAATTTTTGAAGACCTTCTTCACTCATTGGAATGGGAGAAATTCCAATTGGCAACTGTGGAAAACTAGAAGAACGGTCAAGAACCTCAGTCTGGCGAGAGTATAAATCAATCATATCAGGATCAGGAGACAAATCCACCACCACAAAATCTAAAGGTATTGTGGCTGTGAGTTCTGATGCACTTCCAAGCCAATCCGCAAAGTATATTGTGTGACGCTTTACCCCTGTGTACGGATCGGTTTGAATATTATTCACGATTCGCATTGGACGGTGTAACTTGATCTTGTCTCGGGTTTTCCCCTCAACTTTCGCAATAATCTCTTCTCCGCTACGAAGTTTGAAGACTCTGAGTTCTGACTTCTTTTTTCTGCTCATGTGTCTTCTCCTAACTGTATCCGTACCAATTTGTACTCAAACCCCTCTGCTTCATACAGTCTCATACGCTCATTCATGTGCCGTAGCGTGTAATTCTTCCAATTTTTCCACGAAAGGTCATCTCCAATATCGTAAAGCCGTGCCACGGTCTTGTCTTGCGATACGCGCAACTGCCGCCCAATGCTCTGTAGAACGCGGATGCGTGACTTGGATGGCGATGCAAATATGATGTTGTGGAGGCGGCGGATGGAGATGCCCGTGCTGAATGTGCCGTAAGAAGCGATTATTACTGCATCTGTCTCGCTCTCCACGATCTTGCGTATCTCCTCTCTGTCCGCAGCCTCTGTGCCACCATGCACGAAGAATACCTTGCGCTCGGATGGAACGCAAGCCCGCACAAGACTATTTAGCACCTTTCCGTGGTCTTCCACGAATTGAAATAGTATAAGGGAGTTGCCGCGCAGCCGTTCGCACATTTCCGCTATGAACTTGTTGCGGCGGGGTGAGCCAATGATCCACTTGATCTCGTCCTGATACTTGGCGCGTTTAACGGCTTTACGATCCAAGTCAGGATACGACAGCAACAGGCAGTCAATCCGCAGATCACTCAGGATGCGCTGCTCCATGAGTTCTTTTGTTTTCGTGACCTCGTAGGCTCGTCCAAACAGCCCCTCCAGCACCAAACGGTGGGTGTTCGTGCCGTCCAGTGTGCCTGTCGTGCCGATGCGGAACGGGCAGTCCTTTAGTTTGGACATGATGGCTGTAAGCGACTTGGACTTGAACAGATGGGCTTCATCACCAATCACTGCGCCGAACTGCGCGAAGTACTTCTCGGGCTGCTTGAACAGGGACTGCCATGTGGACACCACCACCCGCTTGTCCGTGTCCTTTTCCTGCCCTGCGGTAATCTTGTGGCAGTGCTTGTCCACGCTCCACCCGTTTGCGGACGAGTAATCCGCAAAATCAGACACCATCTGCTCCACCAGTGAAACGGTGGGAACCACGATGAGCACCTTCTTGCCCTTCGGAACCCGATCCAAGTAGTAGCGCACAAGTGCGTAGATGATGAGGCTTTTGCCGCTGCCCGTGGGTGACAGGAGCAAGCACCGTGTGCTGTTGATGGCGTGTGCCACCGCGTTTACTTGGTGTTGGTGGGCATCCACTGCTTTTCCGCCCACACGAACCTGTAAGAAATCCTGTATAAAGTTTCTTACAGCCTTTTCGCTGATGTTGGGACTACCCTTGGACGGCAGGGAAACCGTGTACTGCCTGTCCTGCGCGAACTTCTGTATGTACTCCGTGAGTCCTGCGTAGACGAGTCCGGTATGCACATTGAACAGTTTGATCTCACCGTTCCACAGCCGTGAGCGATACGCTGGCATGAACTTGTAGCCTGGCACCTTGAATGTGAAATAGTCCGACAGTTCGTGCGCGATTCCCCGTTCGCAGTCCACGCGAACATTCACAGAATCCACTGCGGTCACATCCAAATCAAACATTTAGATCAAGTCTCTTTCAGTCACGATGCTTCCTCCAAATTTAAAATACACAGGAACACCTATTTCTCCTCGCCAACCCACAACAGAAACACCGCTATTTTTCATCATGGACAGCCCCTCCCAAACACTTTTTCTCCACTTTTCTGGAGTACGTTCAACCACAGCAGAAAGAGTAACAACCCGCTTTACACCAAACTGTATCATGCACCGTGCACACTCTGAACACGTTGCCCAGTTACAGTACACGGTCATTCCGTTCACGTTCAGCCCATTCAGAACAGCATCGTATATCAACTTTCGTTCTGCGTGTTCTGTGCAGTAATTTTTATCTTCCGTATTGATGGGATATCCTGCACGCTTTAATTGATCAGGAACCGTATTGTACCGCCCCAACAGAATTCCCATTCCGTTATCAACCACCAAAGACGCACCTACTTGTGTGTTTGGATCAGTGCTTTTTCTGACGTATTTCATAGTATCCTGAAGATACATTCGATCCACCCACCACCGCGCTTCATCGTGCTTTAGCAATTGTGAAAAATCATTGCCCATTCACGAACCGCCTCCACTCAATAGCGTTGCGAATTTTCCAGTGACGGGTGTTCAGTTCTTTCACCACCTCTTCAAGCAACGACACCTTTTCCTTTTGAAACAAGAACTTCTGTGATAGTTTAGAAAGGTCTTCGTCGGAATTCAAATAAAGATCCAGATCGTTTCTCAAAATCTTTAGCGAGAACGGCTCCCATCCACGAGCAGTGAGTTCTTCCTGTGACATCTTGCCGGTGTAGTATTCCCACTTTACCCTCATCATGTGGTTGTAATCTGCTTCGGCTTTACGCATGACGAGCCGCTCATCCAACAAAAAATTCAAGTACTTGCCGTGAAGTGCAGGTATCTTCAATGACTCAATGTCTAGCGCGGACTCGTCCAACGCCATGTCTTTTTCTATTTCTTTTCGTAGATCGTCTAAGGTCATGTTGTCTCCGTGTGTGCAGTCTACACGGAAAAAGCAACGAGTCAAGCATACATTCACAAGACTTCTATATTGTAATTTCTGTACGAGAAAGTCGCCGTTGCTTGAAATGGCTCGGGATCAACCACGGTGGAAGAAAAATCTATGGACGACAGTGTTCGCGGATACAGCCCCTCGAAAGTAACATTTATTTTTGGATTCTTGTTGCTGTTCAATATGACGAGGTTGGCAGTTGATGTATGGGTATTGGGTGGGCGCACTTCAGCGTAGTCTTCCACATTTGTCACGGATCGCATCCAATTAAATATCTCAAGCCAGTTTTTCATCTCTTCGTCCACAATAAAAGTTATAGACAATTCATCAAAATCCAATTTAGATGGAGCCTTGAGCGGAACAAATGGTGTGGGCATCTGCACTTCACTCATTGTGACAGTCGGCAACGAGGCAGACTGACAAAAATAAGTAGTGGCAGGCAATCGGGCAATTAAAAAACGATAGTAGGTCGGCAGTAGCGGATTGATCCGCTCGGGATACCGAGCAGTGATGTCTTGGGGAATGTCCGTGAAATCGAATGGATTTGCCATACTACTATGTAGAAACGAAAAGGGGAGGGGTTTCCCCCTCCCCCTTCGTAAGGTTTAGTGCAGTCTATTACGACGCAACGCCGTGGAGGTTGTCCACACGGAAGATGCGGTAGTAGACGTTCGAACGAGTCTTCAGAGCACCAATACCAGCATCCGATCCCTCCGCGAAGGGGTTCGCAACCATGCCGTAGCGGGTCTTGAACGCCATCTTGGGTTGGAAGGTGCTAGTATCAACGGCACGCATCATCTGTAGCGGGACATACGGGCAGTAGAACAGACCCGCATCATACGGGCTGGTGCCCTTATATCCAACGCAGACGAAGTTGGGAGCAGTGTTGGTGGTGGCAGTGTCAACATACGGATCAATGTAGACCTTGATCTTGCCGTTGAGCGTTCCGGCAAAGGTGTTGCCGGTGTCGTCAACATCAAGGCTGACATTCAGCGCGGGGCTGATGTTCAGGAAACCACCCATTGCGAGGGCTGAAGCAACGTCTGCCGAGCAGATGATGAAGTTGCCCTTGCCGCGACGGGTATCTTTGGCGATACGGTTGCACTCACGCTCAATCTGGAACATCAGACCACGGAACTTCTCCGCGCTCCAACGACCGTCAGAGTCCTGAATGAGATCGTATACACCACCAGGCAGTCCTGAACCGGTGGTCAGACCACCAGCAACAGTCTTGTAGTACAGGTCGCTCTGCTGTGCACCGAGTTTAGCGGTGCGATAGACATTGCGAACCACCTCGCGGTTGATTTCAGCAAGGATTTCCGTGCTGAGAATGTTGGAGAGTTCTGTCTCTGCGTCAAGCCCGTGAACAGCCTTGAGGTCTTGTGCGAGTTCAATGCTGTACGAAGCAGCAAGAGCACGGGTTGCAGCCTGCACACCAACACGCTCGATGCTGAACGCCATTGTGTTTGGTGTAAGACCTTCGCCCACTCCGGTAGCAAGACCAGAACCAGTGGTCAAGCCGCTGCCAGTAAGAGGATCTACACTGGTTCCAGAGTATCCAAACAGTGGATCCACGCCGGTACCAGGTCCAAAGGCAGCAACTGATCCTGCTGCCTGTCCACCTGCTGTTGCGCCTGCGCCGCCGCTGAAACCGCTGCGGGTTGGGTCATTAGAACCGCTGTGGGTCGTGGCTGGTTCGTTGAACAGAGCCTCGGTGCCGCTCTGATTGGTGTAGCGGCTACGCATTGCAAAGATCAAGCCGGTCGGAGCCGACATAGCCTGAACTCCGCAGATGTCGTAAGCCATCAGGTTGGGCATGGCGCGACGAACCAACTGGATGAGAATTGGATCGTAGCCACGGAGAGAAGCGTTCTCTCCACCTGAAGCAAGAGGAGACAAACCAGCACCAACGGTGTTGGTTTCAACGAGCATCTGCTCTCTGATAGACTTCTCTTGGTTTTCAAGCAACTGAGCCAGTGTGGCACGCTTGTGGGCATCCGTGATTGGAGCCATGTCCTTGTGGTCAAGAACGGGCTTCCACTTGCGGAGTGCCTGTTCTGTTAGAAACTTGTCTTCCATTTTCCTACTCCTTATTTGTGAACGGTCTGTGACCGAAAGAATCGTGACTGAAGATTACTCTTCTCTTTTGCTCATTGAGCGAGCATACGCCTCAACAAGCGGGGACGCTTCGGTTGCCTCTTCGTAGGACTCCTCAAGGGACTCCTCTTTTGCGGTTTCCTCAGCAACTACGCCGATGGTTTCGATGTTCTCTCGGAGAACAGCCAACTTCTCGGCAAATTGTTCAACTCCATCAAACTCAAGGTCTTCTGCAAGACGGCGCAGTTTCTCGCTGTCCGTGTCCGTTAGCCCATCGGCAATCTCACGGAACACGATTTCGCACTGCAACTGCTCCACTTCTTCGGACAGTTCAATGTTCTTCTCGACCTGTGACTGTAGTTCACCGTCAAGGCTCTCTACTTCCTCAACGGTGGACTCAAACAGATCAAGTTTTTCCTCGGGAACTTCAATGTACGACTCCGCGAAGAGTCCTTTGAGGTTGGAGATGAAGTTCTCGGTGATCTCGGTGCGAAGCCCCTGCTCAACAGCAAGGCGGTTATCCTGCATCCACTCCTCCACCACATAGTTCAGGTAGTCGTCAATGCGCTCAACGAGTTCTTCGGTGACAGCAACGGTGTGCTGCTCCAGCAGGCTCTCGTACTGCGCCTTGACTTCTTCCTCAATCTGGTGGACGCGCTCCGCAAGGTGCGCCTCAAACAGCGTAGCAGCCGAAGCCTTGAAGTCCTCGGACAGTTCTTCGCCGCTGAACAGGGCGGCAATGTCTTCCTTGACTTCCTTCTTCTTGCCCTGACCAACCTCGGGATACTTGGTTTCAGCCTTGGCAGCAGAGGGCTTTGCCTTGATGGTAGCCATGTTCTTGCCGCTGGCATCGCCAGTTGGCTCGGCAATCTTTGCACCCTTTTTGTTCACATCGTGTGTGATGTTGGTGCTGGCGTAGTCGGAGGCGGCTTCTTCAACCTTCTCCTTCTTCTTGCCGAACTTGCCCTTGAGGAAGGCAGGCATCTTCTTCTTGCCCTTGGAGTCCTCTTCGTCCTCCTCGTCTTCTTCCTCGTCTTCGTCCTCGTCTTCCTCGGAGTCTTCCTCCTTGGCTTCTTCAAGGTCTTCCTCTACGATTTCCTCGGACTCGTCCGCGTCCTCGTAGACTTCCTCCTCAGCGATGGCGTCCTCATCAGAGGTGTCCTCGCCC